CTCTGGAATGTCGTCTTCGTCTGCTGGAGCACCATTATAAATCTGTCCAGCAACTTTAATCTTTTCTGCTTCGAGTGCGTCATTCACCCTATCTCCTATCAATTCGGCAAATGATTTGCCTGCTGCGTTCAGGTCACCAGACCCTACTTGACTGAGCAGGTCACTTACTGAAACCGTGACGGGTTCTTGCACTTCGTTTGCATGGGGGTTCTGCTCAACTTCTGGTTTAGTCATTATGATCTCCTATCAGTTCACGTCAGTCTAGATTATATAGTATCAATTATCTTGTTGGTTCTCGTCATCGGATTCAGGTGGTTCGACCTCACCGCTGGCGATTTCCTTTTCTATTTGCTTCTTTTGCTCTGCTTGCTCTTCCTCAGTGAAGCGGAAGATGCGGGTCATTGCCCACTCCTTAGAGATGTATTCGCCGACATACTGTGACGCCTGATCCATAAGGTTCAATCTCTCGCGCAATACTTCTGCGTCCTTTAACTCTGTATAATGGTTATCTTTATACCAGTTAATGAATACTTTGTTCTGGAACAATTCAACCCAGTCAGCGTCAGTGATGATTCCCTTCAGAATCAATTGCTGTCTCAGTGGTTGTAGAAGAACCTTAGAGAAGCGCATGCGCAGACGAGTAATAAACTTCTGGAACTTAATTTCTTCCCGAGTGATTTCAGTAGCGCGACCCAACGAGTATGCTTGCTCCTGCTCAAGACGCGACACAGGTACATTAAGTGCCTGATACACCTTGCGCTGGAAGTAACGAACGTCATCGATCTCGCCGAGGTTAGAACCACCTGGAAGCGTAGACACTTCAGTACCACGACCACCTTCACGACGAGGCAACCAGAAGTCATCAAGCATAGACATATGCTTACGTGAGTCCTTCAGTTCACCAGTCGACTGGTCATATACAAGTTTGTTTCTGTAGCGTGACATAAGAGTGTTGATGTATTCTTCTGCCTTGCCCTTTGGCAAGTTGCCTGTATCGACATAGAAGATACGACGCTCTGGTGCACGTGCTAGACGGTAGATGATCAAGGCATCTTCCATCATACGCAATTGGTTGATCGGGCGCAGTGCCTTCTGTAGATAAGAGATGACCTTTGCCTTGCCTTCGTCGAGAAGACCAGAGGTAACATATACAATAGAGTCGTTGCTCAATCGTACAGCGTTGTTCTTAATACCGCCAGAGGTCATAGCGCGACCTGGACCGCAACCACCTGCTGCTTCTGAGTAGATGTAGAACTCATCGACAGAGTGTACAACATTAACGCCAGACTCTTTGTCCTCTTTGCGCTTAATGTTCTTGACCTTGCGGATCTTTGTGGAGTCGATGTAACGGATTTCTTTCAGACCTTGCCTCGGGTTCTCTTCCTCGATAACAAGGTGGTGGTACAGACGTCCGTCGATGTACCAGTTACGGAACATGTCGTGTGCACGTTCGTCAAATGACATCATGCGCAATACATATTGGAATTCTTTTTCGATCTTTGCTTTGATCGCGGGAGATACTTCGACGTCGTCTAGGACCAAGTCAACCAGTTCGTCGTCGTTCTGTGGGTTTACAATTGCTTCGTTGACAACCTCTTCGATTGCCATATCCACTTCTGGGTGGACAGCGACTGAGCGGTACTTGCGGATAAGGTCTGCTTGATCTTTTACTTGAAGATCGCCATACATATCCATTGCAGTGCCGTAATGATATGAAGGTGCTGTGATATAACCTGCACCGTCGTCATCAGTTGGAGCAACGACAGAAGCATCTGGGACAGGTGTTACTGCCTCCTCATCCTTCTTCGCTCTCGCGATTTCAAAACCAAATAATTTAATGCCTGATGCCATCTTTTGTTTCCTTTGTCGAGTAAAAGACGGGGAGTTTCCTCCCCGCCTGTTCTTACTTATACGACTTCTAAACCAACTTAGTTGGTTACGCCATCTTGCGTCCAGTAGTCATACTCGAGTGTTACCTGGAATTGCTCAATTTCGCCGACCTGCGCGTAATCAAGATCAATTGCAGAAACATTAGTTGGGAACGCATTCTTCAGGACATACTTACCATCGCTGGCAGGTGATCCGTCTTGTCTCAACTGGTTTACTTCGATTGAAGAGGCATATGTTCCGATGCCGCTATTGTCTGACTGAGTACCTTCGTTGCCCTCGTGAGAGTTCAACCCATCCATCCACGTCATAAATGCGTTTCGGATACCAAAGTCAGTATCGTTATAGACAGTAATTGTCCAAGGTTCAAACGAACGGTCACCCGCTAACTTGATGATACGACCACGGAAAGGGACTTCAACCAAAGCAACAGTAGATGCTGGAAGTTGAGCGGCACGGCACATGAAGTTTGTATTTTCTGTGTTGCCGCCAGCGTAACCTGGGAAGACTACGTTGACTTCGAACATGTTGGCGCGAGCGCCACCACCGACTAGTTTGCCTCTGAAATCGTCAACTCTTAAAATTGCCATTTTTCAATTCTCCTTAGTTGAATCGATTAGAAGTTTACACGCTGGATGATTTCTTCAAAGTCTGCACCTGTGCGAGTAGCAACAAAGTTCAGAGTGATGAAGTTAATCGAGCGTGCAGGTTTGATGAAGATAGTCGCGACCATTTCGTTACGATCGATAACTTCCGGAGTGTTGTTCGTGTCATCACATTGGACTCGGAAGTCTTGGATACCACGACGCGCCTGTACTTCACGCAACAGTGGTTCAACAATTCCTGTAAACTCAGAACGAGTAAACTCGTCGTTGAATTCAAACATGAAGTTACGAGCAGCAACTGCGATACTCTTCTCAACAGCGAGGAATAAACGGCGAACGTTAATGCGATCAAACGCAGAAGGACGTGCCAGTTTAGTCTTGTCACCCCAGAGAAGGATACCACGACCAGCGTATTGTACGATTGGGTTTACGCCCTTCTTGTACAACTCATCACGCTGTGCCTTGTTTGGAGTATAAGCGAGGTTAGTTACACCAACATACTCACCACGACGCTCACCAGCAGGTGACCACCAAGGTCCGTAGTTCTTATCTGCTGCTGCCATAATACCAGCAGTAGTAGATGCAGCAGGGATGTAAATGTACTCGTCGTTATACTTGTCGTATACGCGCAAGAAGTTGTTATCAACGATCAAGTAAGAAGACGCTGTAAACTGGTTAGTAGTTTGCAGAGTGTCGTTTACTGGGTCGATGTTGTTAACAACAGCGGCACGGTTTGGTGAAGCAACTGCAACACAGTCCTTACGAGTAACGCCTGCGATGCCAGCAATGTCGTTTACGACAGTTACTTGGTCAATCTCAGAGTTCATAGAAGGAGCAATCAGGATAGAAACGTCAACGTCTTCTGCGTCTTCGAATTGATCCCAACCGATGGCGTAATCGCCAACGTCTAGTGTAGCGTGCTCTTGTCCACCTAACAGTGAAGTAGATGCGGAATCTTCCGACCAAGAGGAGTTAGTAGCATAGTCCGTAATGCCCGTAATTGCTGGCGCTGTTCCCCAAGCGGAACCATTCATGAAGTTGACGGTATCGTAATCGCCAAACCACACAAAGTTAGACCCTTGATTAAGAACGTTCTTGATGTAGTTATGACCACCATCAACAGTCTTAGCACCTTTTGCGACAGAAACGTATGAGAAAGTCTCAAGTACGCTGCCCTTGGCGCCAGTGATGAGTCCCTGCTCGTCAACAACAACGATGTGTACTTCGTCATTCGTGACAGTTCCAGGTTGGTTTTCTGCCCAATCTGAAGTTCCAGGAATCTGGTCAAAACGATCTGAGTATTCCCAACTTCTCCAGTGGTTAGCAGTGTTTACTGAACCAGCGGATTCGCCAGATTCAATTGCAAACATAGAAACCTTCAGAGAGTTGCCCAGTTCACCTGGGTACTTAGCAACAAACATGTCGCTAATTGATTGGCGCTCAAAGTCGTCTTCGTTCTTTACAAGTAGTCCAATATTGGAAGAACTTGAGTTGAGTGCTGAGTCGCCTAATGCGACTTCGCCACTTGGGACGGTACGGTTGACAATCAGATTACCAGAGTAACGCAGATATTGTGCTGCGGAGAAGTAGTCAACTGCGCGTTCTGCATCCGGCGTGCCGAATGTATTAGCGAGTTGCTCTTCAGTCTGGATAATCGTAGGTACGTCAACTGGACCCCATTTAAATGCACCAACAAATCCAGCAAGGGAGGTATCGACGTTAGGCACCGTTGGTGTCAGGTCAAATTCTCTTACTACGATTGCGGGTGACAAACTAGGTGCTGTTAATGCCATTGGTTTATCCTCTTATTATCGATCGAAAAATAGTATGCATATCATTATAAGTATGGAACATTAAGTTCTCAATTGCTATTATTTATATAAATTTAAAACTTAGAGAAATCATCTTCATCGGGTTGGTAGATTGCCCATGGATCCATCTTCTCTTCATACGTTGGTTCAAACACTGCGCCGTCATCATGGAAACCGAATGGCGGTACATCTGCTTCTATTTCTTGCATACGTTGATCGAACATTAACTTCTTCACGTTGATATCTGTCATCTCTCTAAAGAAGTTACCAGTAGCAAAATAACCAAACATGACAAGGTTCATCACCAAGTCATCATGGTTACCATCACTCGCCTCGTAGGAAGCACCCTTTGCCTCAAACGTGGAGATCTCTAGTATAGTGTTCTCGTCCACGATGTCAAGTTTATTCTCTTCTAATAAGTCCTTGAACCCAGAACAACCCAGTCGCTTGGTCTTTCGGGTCATCTCAACACCGATACCAGAGGACTTGGTCATAGACTCCATGTGGACATTATCGTATTCTAGTTCGTGATACAGACCCTGACAAACGAGTTGCCCTGCGTCGTTACTTTCAATCACAACATATGCCTTGTTGTATGAGTTCGCCCATTTGTATATGACATCAGGGAACAACATGGGAGATATCAGGTTGTTGCGGTAGCAAGCGACCTGTCTGAATGGACGTGCAGTAATATCAATCACGGTAAACGTAGAGTAATCCTGCCCTCTACCTTTACACACGTCCACGCACATAATGTACTGGTGACCCTTCCTTGCTTCCTGATACACCAGTAGATCGCCGCCCTCTAGGATACTGTGCGGTCGATGAGTCTTCAGGTTCAACAGGCACTCTGGGGAGATGAGTGTGTTACCAGTACCGAAGAAAGTGTTGCCAAATTCTTGGTCAAACTGCAACTGTGAAGTGTTGTTTACAGTTTCTTCTTTCCACTTCTCGTCGCGACCTGGAACGTCCCACCAGTCAACGCGGAAACCTTTAAACTCATTCACTCCCTGTACTGCGCCTTCCCATATCTTATGGAAGGGATTACCGATGCCATTGGCAGTAGAGGTGATAATGACCTTTGTGTCCTTACCAGAAGAAACAACAGGGTATGTCGAGGTGTAAAACTCTGCTGCGCGTTCAACGAACGCAAACTCATCCATGAATAGCAGGTTGACCGACTGACCACGAATAGAAGAACCAGAGGTGGCAGCGGCGAATATCTTAGAGTTGTTGCTGAATTCAATACTACCTTTGTTCAGGGTCTTACATCCTGGTTGTAGGTAGAAGGGCAGGTTCTCCAACATTAGAGTGATACGAGACAGCATCTCCCTCGCGGTAGCACCCTTGTTCGCTACGATGGCAACGTTCTTCTCTGTATTGAATAGAGCGTACCAGAGGAGGTATGCGACAGAGGAGATAGACTTACCAGACTGACGACAGGCGAGTACGATAGAGAAACGATTGTCGTTGAAGTGATTAAACATCTTCTCCTGATATGGATACAGGTCGAAGGGAACCAAACCATCATCGAGGTTGATTACTTTGAGGTGGGTGCGAGCAAAGTATGAGGGGTCTGCCATACACTTGGCATACTCACCCACTTTCTCTTGGGTCCAGTCTTCCTCCACACCATCGCGTTTGACGTGTGGGTTGCCCAAATATGATGTATCTGATTTATTCTTTGTGGTGTCCGGAATCAATTGCGTCATAATCTACTGCCACTTCCTTCTCATTATTAATGTCTTTCAACATTCTCTGTAGGTCTGTAGTTGATCCAACAAACACGTTATTGGTCGTTTGACCAGCAGGGAGTGCCGCGACTTCAGTCTTATCAAGGTCTTTCTTTTGCTTGTGTAGAGTTAGCAATTGATTAGACACATCGGAAGTGTCCTTGATTAACTTAGCAAGAACTTCATACGCACGTGGGTGTTCGGATGCCTTTGCAACTTCAAGCATCTCCTCAACACCATCACGACCCTTACAGATCATATCGTAAAGGGTCTCACGTGCGAATTCGTAATCGTTGTCTTTATCTTCACTCATACTCTATCTATACCTATGATGAATAACCTTCCAAGGTGATACCACGATCTGCCATACGTGCGCCAGACCTTGCGAACACATCTTCAATTTCTGCCAGAGTCAGTGCTGTGTCAAAGATAATCACCTCAGCGTATCTGTGCGAGGCATCGAAGTTGGTGGCGTCATAATTCAAGTTGCCGATACCAAGGTTGTCAGTATTGGTGTTATTTGCTGGACCCGTGCCAGTATTCGACAAATTGCCACTGTCGCGACTAGTGAATGTTACCACATCAGCATCTGGCGCGTTAGTTCCAGTGTTAGTATAACTGAATGCGCTGAAGATCCATTCTGAGTTGGTTGGTGAGTATGGGTCTTCCATCTCAACAAACAAGACGCCATCACGGTCATTAAATCTTTGTCGATTGCCACCGATGAATACCGCTCTGCCATCACCATCATTTACGTTCTTCAAGTTACCATACTCTATAATGTTTCCGCTACCCGCTCTTTGAGATACAACGATCATGGTCTCTTCGGAAGAACCAGCGATTTGAGTATCAAGACCGCTCTGCGGGGTGGCATTAGTTCGTATGTGATTCGACGCTGTCGATGCTACTGATCCGAGTGCTACCCTACCGCTAACGAGGTCTTCTCTCGCCGTATTGTCAGTACCGAATAACCAGTGTGCTACTGCACCTGTTTCTGTTCTTTCGTCTACCTCACCCTCACTCACGCCATTAGCAACGATGACTGACGGTTGTGCTTCCAACACACCACTACCTGTGATGGTTTCAATAACAGGGACCTCTGCCACCGCATTTAACCACTGGGTGTAATAACGACCACCAATGACTCTCAGTGAAGCAGCATCAAAGTGAAGGTTGTCAAACGCTGTCGTATCAGAGACATCAACGAAAGTTGCATAGTCTCTGTCGTCAGCGATTCCTTCAATGACAGCGGACATGGCGATGGCATCGGCATTGGCCTCGAAGAGACCGCCCGTTACCACTGGAGTTTCAACTGTCATAACAGACCTTGAAATAAAGTCGTTAATCATAGCATTCCAAACAGTTGGGTAGTTCTCCCTGTTGGCGCCATTCTTATCTCTCTCACCTTGGTGCCAGAGGAAACCTTTGAGTTCCAAATCAGGATTCGAGGCGAATGCTGCTGCTACCCTTGTGACCATATCCTCGTAGACAGTATCTCCTGGGTTCCAGTCGTTACTGCTAAATCCTGTACCGCCATCGGCACATGGTATTAAGATAAGGTCGACATCTGGGTTCGCTGCCATGTATGCTTCTGAAAAGGAAATGTCCAGACCCATATCTTCGGGATTCTCATCTCGATGGTCGAGTGGTGGAGCAGCGGCAACGAGGTTACCTGCTCGATTGTATTGGTAGACGTTTGCTGGGTGGGTGGTGCCACCATCGAAGTCGGCGCGACCAACCATATTAGACTGACCTGCCAAGATGAATGCGTGCTTCGGTCTAACGAACGAAGTCTGAGTTGCGACACCATCCACGTCAAAGGTGTCGACCGAAAGGGCACCTATTGCATCAAAGGATGTACCGACCTTAACCTTTAAGGTTCCGTCTGTTGTTCTATAGATGAATCCGTATTCCACAGCACCTGCGCTATCCTGGACATTACTGAAGTCAAGAAGAGAAGCGTCAATCGTGGAAGGGTCAACAGAAACGTCGAGATCAGGGTTGATGTGGAGATCAAATGCTTGACCTTCGCCAGTCGTCGGCACGTATCCGATGCTACTAATTACGAACTCAACATTACCTGCTGCCTGACCTGTACTGCTTTGTATGGCAAGTGCCTTAATGGTTTCTGAGGTATCGAGGTCGCCACTTGAGAATGTTGCGTCGTATGGCAATTGTAATCTTG